TCCGGCATGCTTCTCCAGCGTCCGGAGTTCTGCCTGAAGCGTCAGCAGGGCAGCATGAGCACTGTCTTCCTGACGATCGCCCGCAGACACCTTCACGCCGGACTGTTTCGGCTTTTTCAGCGTCGCTTCATAATCCTTTTTCGCCGCCGCCATCAGCGTGTTGTAATCCGCCTGCAGGATTTTCCCGTCTTTCAGTGCCTTGTTCAGTTCTTCCTGACGGGCGGTATATTTCTCCAGCGGCGTCTGCAGCCGTTCGTAAGCCTTCTGCGCCTCTTCGGTATATTTCAGCCGTGACGCTTCGGTATCGCTCTGCTGCTGCGCATTTTTGTCCTGTTGAGTCTGCTGCTCAGCCTTCTTTCGGGCGGCTTCAAGCGCAAGACGGGCCTTTTCACGATCATCCCAGTAACGCGCCCGCGCTTCATCGTTAACAAAATAATCATCCTTGCGCAGATTCCAGATGTCGTCTGCTTTCTTAAACGCAGCCTCTGCCTTAATCAGCATCTCCTGCGCGGTATCAGGACGACCAATATCCAGCACCGCATCCCACATGGATTTGAATGCCCGCGCAGTCCTGTCTGCCCAGGTCTCCAGCGTGCCCATGTTCTCTTTCAGGCGGCGGGTCTGGTCATCAAACCCTTTCGTTGCGGCCTCGTTCGCCGCCTGCAATGCCCCGGCTTCATCGCCGGAACGCTGCAACTGAGCAACATACGCAATCTGCTCCGCCGTCACGTTATGGAACTGGCGTGCCATCGCCGTCAGCCCCGACGTCGGGTCTGTGGTCAGCTTCCCGAAGGCTTCAGCGACCTTGTCCACCTCCACGCCGGATGCAGAGGAGAAACGCGCCACACTCTGGCTGATGGACGCAATCTGAGCCTCACCGCTTACCCCCGCCTTAACCAGTGCGCTGAGTGACTCGCTGGTCTGGTTAAACGTCAGCCCTGCCGCCTGCCCGGCTCTGGACAGGACCAGCATACGATCTGCCGTCAGTCCCGCCTGATTGCCGGAAAGGACCAGCGTTTTGTTGAAATCGGACAGGGTTGAGTTGCCCTGATACCAGGCATACGCCAGCGCACCGGTCGCCACCGCCAGCGAGGTGGCCCCCACCATCGGCAGGGTGATCGCACCGGCAAGCCCCCTGAACATGGGGATCATCCCGCCGAAGGAGTCCTTCACCTGCCCCCCCTGTTGCAGCAGGATCAGCCACGGACTTTGCCCGCCGGCAAGCTGCGTGGCCACGTCGGTGAACTGTGCAGGCAGCATACGCATGGCGGCTTTATACTGCCCGACGGAAATCCCCGCTTTCTGTGCAGCCAGCGCCTGTCGGCTCAGCGACTGTTCAACGACTGCCGCTGTTTTTTTCGCATCACTTTCCGTACCGGAAAAATGACGCCTGACTCTGGCCATCTGCTCGTCAAATCTGGCCGCATCCAGACTCAAATCAACGACCAGATCGCCTACCGGTTCAGCCATACCGGACTCCTCCTGCGATCCCTTCTGATACTGTCATCAGCATTACGTCATCCTCCGTCATGTCCGCCACATCCGGGGAAGCGGGGATAACTTCATTCCCGTCCGGGCCAAAGCGGACACCTCCGGCAAGCCCTGCCGCTTTCTGCATCAGCACATCATCTTCAGGCTCTTCGTCAGCCTCGCGCCGGTTCAGCAGACTGAAATCCAGCGGATGCATATCCGGATCGCTGAAAAACAGGCTGAGCACGGTGTACGTCAGCCCGGAAAAGTGCATATCCAGCAGAACATCATGAAAATAATGGGTACTGTAAAAGCGGTGCCAGTCGGCATACTCCGTGGATGACATCCCGGCAAGCATGGCACGCCAGTCGGGTCGCCCCATCTCACGCGCCAGTTTCAGGGCAAAACTCAGCTCACCGTCGAACACTTTCCCGCAGAAACAGGCTCTGCGGGCCCGGCGTCCTCTGTCTGTTCAGGGGCATTATTCACCACAAACTCATACATACCAGACAGCCGGTACACCACGTTTTCAGCATGAGAAATTGCCTCCGTGGGCCAGGTGGTAAGCACTTCCTGCTCAATCTGTTTAACGGCTTCATTCATGGACGGCATCTGCGTCTTCTGCGGATGGTTATGCCACAGGGACATCGCCACCAGAAACGCGCCGGTTCTGATGGCGTCTTCCACAGTAAACTTCCGGTTGCTGTCTGACTCCGCCTGTTCTGCCTGCCGTTTCATCAGGGCGAGATGCTCAATGCGCTGCAGGGCTGACAGTTCAGAAAGCGTGACGGTCACACCGTTATGTTCAAATGATTCGGTTTTCAGGAACATCGCTGACTCTCCGGATTAACTGGCGGTGACGGTAATTTCTGCAACCGCAGCAAACTCACCATTACCGGATACGACCGGAATGTTGACCTTGCCTGCAGCAACGCCGTTCACGGTGATGGTCATACCACTGACCGACACGGTAGCTTTTGTTTTATCCGCTGACACCGCACGGAAGCTCTTGTCGGTTGCGCCTTCCGGCTGGAATGCCACGGTCAGCGTGGTGCTCTTCCCTTTCACTACGGAAGCGCTGGCTGGCGTCACGGTCATACCGGTTGCCGCCGTCACCGTACTGTGTTCTTCTGCCATTGACGGACGACCCACATTGGTGACCTTCACCGTACGGGTGATCACTTCCTTTGCCGTCACCGCCTTACCGATGCTGCTGACCCAGCCACGGAACACATCGACCGTGCCGTTCGGGAAGCGGATTTTATAGGCACGGGTATCACCTTCATTAAACCACGCCAGCAGCGCCTGCTGCCCCTGCTCTCCGGGCATCCACGCCAGCGTGAAGCTGGTATCTCCGGCAGATTTCTGCCCCTGCCCGGTCGCAGTCCAGTCTGCATCTTCATCATCGAGATAGCTGTCGTCATAGGACTCAGCGGTCAGTTCGCCGGGCGTCAGGTCTTTAACTTTTGCCAGACGCGACCAGTCAACGTCTGAAAGCGGGTTCGCATAAGGGTCACCGCTCCCCTTATAAACCCACAGGGTGGTCCCGGCACCTTTCACCGGCATTACAGGATTTGGTACAGGCATAGCGTCCTCACATTTCATAGGTAATGACATAAGTCAGATCGGCTGAACTCCACAGGCCCGCATCATCGTCGCGCCGGTAGTCATAGCCACTGGCCACCATACTGGTGATCAAATCTGACAGTGCCGGGATATCGCTCATCACCGGATAAATCCGGGACTCCATCCACGAATCCAGCTCTGAATCCGGCACCTGAGCAGGCAGGAAAACTTCAATATGCAGCTCCGCCTGCCAGGTATCGCTGTCCAGCTCTTCGCCCGTGTATTCAGCGCCGGTGAGATAAACGGCAATTGCCGGAAAATCTTCCTCATCAAAAACAGCGGGGCGACCATCAAAAAGCGTCGCCCCGGTGTCATGCTTCTCCAGTGCATCCAGTACGGCTGCACGGAGTTCAGTATGTTTCATCGCTTTATTACCATTCTCAGTTGATGCTGCAGCGCATAGCCCAGCTCTTTCGGAAGACGTTCACGCCGTATCCGTTCAATATTCTGTTTAAACGCCGTGGTCAGCGGCACCGCCATCGGGATTTTCACCACATCAATGGGGTAACGGTTTTTCCCGGCCACACGCTGCATAACATGCCACCGGCCATTTTTCAGTTGCTGAATAAACGCGCCGGGAATACGACGGTTACCCACCACAAGCACGCTGCCGCCACCTTTCAGGGATGAACGCTGCCCCTTTTTACGACGCCTGCGGCGGGACAGGACAACCCGCGCATTACCCAGCTTGATTACGGGCAAATCCCCCCGGTTAACTTTGATTCTGGCCTGCGGATTTTTGACCGTGGCCCTTTTCAGCCTGGCCCTTTCCTTTACCAGTTTCCGGCGTACCTTTGTCTCACGGGCAACCTGTGACGCCGACTGCGATATCGCGGATGACGCAACGCGGTTAATGGCCATTGCGGCGGCACCGGGAACCGCCGTTTTGCTGATACGGCTGAGGTTTTCAACGGCCTGCTCAAGACCCTGTATGGCCATACATCCCCCTTTCAACGGCCTGCTCAAGACCTTTTATGGCCATACATCCCCCTTTCAACGGCGACGGTTAACGGCAGGCGGAACGCCACGCCCAAGCCAGAGATGACAGCTTCCGCCATCATCCGGCGATACCCGGTCTATCCAGAAGTTTTCCTCACCGATGGTCAGCGTGTCTCCACGCCGCAGTTGCCGCACATCATCAGTCCGGACAAACAGGGACGGGCTGGAGCCTTCAACGCGCACGCCCTGTCCGGCATAGCTGATATTTTCAGGGTCATCAAAAACACCACGTATCACAGCGCCGGACTGCTCACCGGATGTCATGGTGGCTGACGTTCCCATGTACCCGCGTATCGTTTCATCGGCGCGGGCAATGGCAGCATCGAACAGGTTATCGAAATCAGCCACAGCGCCTCCCGTTATTGCATTCTGGCCAGGCCACGTTCTGTCATTTCAGCTGCCACACCGGCAGAGACACGGAACGCCGTTCCCGGCAGCACAAATGCCACAGCCTCATCCCGCGTGGCGTGAAGTGCATCAGTATGCAGCGTCACCAGTGCCACAACCGTGACCAGATCAGCCGTATCAGTCACGGTATCCGGCTGCGCTGATACAACCTCATTTTCATGTCCGGTCAGCGCATTTTCCGGGCTGACAGATGTGTCCTGACCGGCAGCGTCATCCGTGTCATCAAGCTCCTCTTCCAGCTCTGCCACACGGAGCACCAGTTCTTCTTTCGTCCCCGTCAGGCTGACATCACGGTTCAGTTGCTCACCCAGCACCTGAAGACGGGCAATCAGTTCATCTTTCGTCATGGACTCCTCCACAAAGAGAAAATGGCCCCGAAGGGCCATGATTACGCCAGTTGTACGGACACGAACGCATCAGGGTCAGCCAGCAGCATCAGCGGTGCTGACTGAATCATGGTGAACTCACGCGCCGGATCGCCGGTGGTCACCCAGTTTTTCGGGTAGCGGGCAGAAGCGTTAATACCTTCGCGCTGTGCGTCCGCATCCTGAATGCAGCCATAGGTGCGCAGACCGCGTGCCTGAGTGTTCCCCAGCACCATCGTGTTGTCCGGAAGGAAGTTCTTTTTGACGTCGTTTTCCACGTACTGTCCGGAATACACGACGATCGCCGTATCGCCATACATCCCCTTATAGGACACCGCTTCGCCCAGGTCTTTTACCGCTGTCTCCAGCTCGGAATTAGAGCCGCGACGGGTATCCAGCTTCTCCTTGACGGCTTTGAAGGAACGGAACAGCGCCCAGCCTTTCGGATCAAACACGATGATATTCACCACGCCGCTGGCGTTCAGCGCATAGGCTTCGATATCGTCGGTCGGGTCATACGTGGACTTGTCACGCTTGCTCCACTCCGTACCACCGGACTGTGTGATGTTGTTCGCCGCACTGCGGCCCATATCCACTTCAACCGGATCGAAGGCTTCACCGGTCATGGTGTATTTGCCCTTAAGCACGGCAGAAACGGCCTGCATCTCTTCGACCTGAGCAATGGCCAGCTCTTCGTCTCGCATGTTCTGCATGATGATGCGACGGCGGCGGTAAGCCGGGTCCGCCAGATTCTGCGGATCTTCATCCGGCAGGCGACGCAGGGTCATCTGCGGATTCACCTCATGCTTCGGCTTGACATATCCCGGCGTAAATTCAGAGGTGGAGCCGCCACGGGAGCGGATAACCTCACCGGAAACAATCGGCGAAACGTACAGCGCCATGTTTACCAGTCCCGGAATTTGTGAGAGATAGACTTTCTCCGTGGTGAAGGGATAGCTCTCACGGAAAAAGAGACGCAGAAACAGCGGATCAAACTTAAATTTCTTCTCATTTGCCGCCAGCAGCTGGGCGGTTGTGTACATCGACATAAAAAATCCCGTAAAAAAAGCCGCACAGGCGGCCTTTAGTGATGAAGGGTAAGGTTAAACGATGCTGATTGCCGTTCCGGCAAACGCGGTCCGTTTCTTCGTCTCGTCGCTGGCAGCCTCCGGCCAGAGCACATCCTCATAACGGAACGTGCCGGACTTGTAGAACGTCAGCGTGGTGCTGGTCTGGTCAGCATCAACCGCCAGAATGCCAACGGCAGCACCGTCGGTGGTGCCATCCCACGCAACCAGCTTACGGGTGGAGGTATCCAGCATCAGCGGGGTCATTGCAGGCGCTTTCGCACTCAATCCGCCGGGCGCGGTTGCCGTATGTGCCGGGTCACTGTTGCCCAGCGGCTGGTAATGGGTAAAGGTTTCTTTGCTCGTCATAAACATCCCTTACACTGGTGTGTTCAGCAAATCGTTAACGGCATCAGATGCCGGGTTACCTGCAGCCAGCGGTGCCGGTGCCCCCTGCATCAGACGATCCAGCGCAGTGTCACTGCGCGCCTGTGCACTCTGTGGTGCAACTGCCAGAATGCGGCGGGCCGTTTCCACGGTCATACCGGGGGTTTCGGCCAGCACGCGTGCCTGTTCTTCGCGTCCGTGAGCCTCCTCACAGTTGAGGATCCCCATAATGCGACTGTTTTCTGCCGCAACAGCTGCGGTGATCTGCGCGTTCACGTCCGGCTGCGCAGCGCTGGCGTTCTCGCCCTCCGTCGCTTGCACCACGCCAGTAACGTCAGCCTGCGAAGCAGTGGCTGAAACAGTTGTTGATTGAGTCTCTTTGGTCATTCGCCCTCCTGAGAGACGGGATTTACGTGCATCCAGTGCATCACGCATGATGGTGATCGCATCGGTACTGTTAACAAGTTCATCAGCCAGTCCGGCATCAATGGCCTCCTGACCGCTGTACACTGCAGCCTCGGTATCCAGCACAGCCTGCACGGACAGGCCGGTATATGCCGACACCTTCTGTGCAAACATCCGGCGGGTTGCATCCATCCGGGACTGCAGTGTTTCCCGGACATCATCCGGTAGATGGCTGTAGGGGTTGCCATCCACCTTATGGCTGCCGCTGTAAATCAGCGTGATTTCCACGCCCTGTTTCTCCAGCGCAGCACCGTAATTACTGTGAGCCATCATGACGCCGATGGAGCCTGTCCGGGCGGTCTGCGTGACCAGACGCCGGGAGGCGGCACTGGCAAGCAGCTGACCTGCGCTGCAGTTCATGTCATTGGCCAGCGCCCATACCGGCTTTATGTCACGCACACGGGCGATGATGTCAGCGCAGTCAAATGCCCCTGCCACCATCCCGCCTGGCGTATCCATATCGAGCAGAATGCCGTCCACCATCGGGTCGCTGGCAGCCTGTTGCAGACGGGCGATAATGCCGTTGTAACCGGTCATCCCCGAATACGGCTGCAGCGCTCGCGTCCGACTGACCAGCGTGCCGGACACCGGCAGCACGGCGATGCCGTTCATGACCTGATAACTGCGGGCCTGCCGTGGTCCGTCATCATCAACGGATAACGCCAGCGCCGCGGGTGCCTCTCCGGCAGTCAGGCTGTCGCCGGATACCGCATCCGTCAGGCGGCTGATCCCAAGCTGGCCTGCAAGCGCACAAAAGAAAACCCGCGCATAGGCGGGTTCAAGCATCAGCGGCTCATTAAAGGCCATACTGGTAATATGCGGGAGATTACGCAGCTCTGCTGTCACTCTTCTCCTCCTCTGTTGATTGTCGCAGCCCGGATTCAAATGCCGCAGCCGCCCAGGCGGGCGGTTTAAGACCGGCTGCACGGCGCTCCATCGTTTCACGGACCTGCTGGGCAAAAATTTCCTGATAGTCGTCACCGCGTTTTGCGCACTCTTTCTCGTAGGTACTCAGTCCGGCTTCTATCAGCATCACCGCTTCCTGTACTTCTTTCAGACCATCGATGGCCATACGACCGGAGCCTATCCAGTCGCAGTTCCCCCAGGCACTTCGGGCTTCCTGAAAACTGAAGCGCGCTTTTGAAGGTAACGTCACCACGCGGCGAACGATGGCCTCTTCCAGCCAGCACAGAAACATCTGGCTCGCCTGACGGGATGCGACGAATTTTCGCCGCCCCATAAAGTGCGCCCACGACTCGTTCGCGCTGGCCCGTGCCGTGGAGTAGCTCATCTGGGCGTAATTCCGGGAAAGCTGCTCATACGAGACACCCAGCCCGGCTGCGATATACCGCAGCAGTGACTGCTCAAAAACGGAGTAGCCGTTATCCGTGTCCTGAGCCGTCTGCAGGTTCAGTGAGTCACCCGGCATCAGGTGTGGCACTTTTGCGCCTCCCAGCCGGACCGGCGCGGCGGCGTAATACGCGGCAATTTCACCAATCCAGCCGGTCAGCTTGTCCCGCTGCTCCTGACTGTTCGCGCCCAGAATAAAATCCATCGCTGACTGCGTATCCAGCTCACTCTCAATGGTGGCGGCATACATCGCCTTCACAATGGCGCTCTGCAGCTGCGTGTTCTACAGCGTGTCGAGCATCTTCATCTGCTCCATCACGCTGTAAAACACATTTGCACCGCGGGTCTGCCCGTCCTCCACGGGTTCAAAGACGTGAATGAACGAAGCACGACCGCCGGGTAACTCGCGGGGTATCCATGTCCATTTCTGCGGCATCCAGCCAGGATACCCGTCCTCGCTGACGTAATATCCCAGCGCCGCACCGCTGTCATTAATCTGCACACCAGCACGGCAGTTCCGGCTGTCGCCGGTATTGTTCGGGTTGCTGATGCGCTTCGGGCTGACCATCCGGAACTGTGTCCTGAACAGCCGCGATGAACTGGTATCCCAGGTGGCCTGAACGAACAGTTCACCGTTAAAGGCGTGCATGGCCACACCTTCCCGAATCATCATGGTAAACGTGCGTTTTCGCTCAACGTCAATGCAGCAGCAGTCATCCTCGGCAAACTCTTTCCATGCCGCTTCAACCTCGCGGGAAAAGGCACGGGCGTCTTCCTCCCCGATGCCCAGATAACGCCAGCTTGGGCGATGACTGAGCCGGAAAAAGGACCCGACGATATGATCCTGATGCAGCTGGATGGCGTTGGCAGCATAGCCGTTATTGCGTACCAGATCGTCTGCACGGGCATTGCCACGGGTAAAGTTGGGCAGCAGGGCTGCATCCACACTTTCACCCGGTGGGTTCCACGCCCGCAACTGCCCACCAAATCCGCTGCCACCGCCGTGATAACCGGCATATTCACGCAGCGATGTCATGCCGTCCGGCCCCAGAAGGGTGGGAATGGTGGGCGTTTTCATACATAAAATCCTGCAGGTCCCCTGCGTCGCTGTGTCATGCCGGTCTGCACTTCCAGCTCTGCAATGTATTTTTTCAGGTCAGATACGGAAGTGGCCGTAAACTCCACTCGCCGTCCGTCTTTCTGTACTGTTGCCACCCGTTTACCTGTCATCAGGTCATGCAGTGCCGCACGGGCAGCGGCAAGTTCTTCCTGTCGCGTCATTCATCCTCTCCGGATAAGGCACGGGCGTAATCTGCCAGTGTTTTCTTGTTGGTTGCTGCACCATCCTCCTCCTGCAGGCTCGCCAGCAGTGCACTGAGATCCAGCTGCCAGCGGGAAATACTGATACGGAGCGCCGCCAGCGCATAAACGAAGCAGTCGAGTGCCTCATTGCGTCGCTTTTTGCTGTCCCACAGTATTTTTTTCCTGCCATCCACCCATTTTTCGACCTGCTCTTCAGCAGTCAGCTGCTGCGCTTCGGTCAGATCAAAAATATCCGGGTTATTCGGGAAGTGAACGGCACCGGGAAGCGGTTCATCCCCTTCCGGCGTCAGTGTGAAGCGGTTATAAATCTGCTCTTTCGCGGTATCCGTACCGATTTCGGTAAGGTAAACCCCGTTTTTGTTTCGCTTACGTGGCATGCTGGCCACAGGCTTTCCGTAGACGGATGCCCCTTTAATGGGGATCACCCGGAACAGCCCATGCTTTTTCGAGCGTTCATACACAATGGTCGGGTCAATCCCGCCAATATCCCAGCAGATACGGGATATCGACATTTCTGCACCATTCCGGCGGGTATAGGTTTTATTGATGGCCTCATCCACACGCAGCAGCGTCTGTTCATCGTCGTGGCGGCCCATAATAATCTGCCGGTCAATCAGCCAGCTTTCCTCACCCGGCCCCCATCCCCATACGCGCATTTCGTAGCGGTCCAGCTGGGAGTCGATACCGGCGGTCAGGTAAGCCACACGGTCAGGAACGGGCGCTGAATAATGCTCTTTCCGCTCTGCCATCACTTCAGCATCCGGACGTTCGCCGATTTTCGCTTCCCATGTCTCACCGAGCGTGGTGTTCACGAAGGTTTTACGTTTTCCCGTATCCCCTTTCGTCTTCATCCAGTCTTTGACAATCTGCACCCAGGTGGTGAACGGGCTGTACGCCGTCCAGATGTGAAAGGTCACACTGTCCGGCGGCTCAATCTCTTCACCGGATGACGAAAACCAGAGAATGCCATCACGGGTCCAGATCCCGGTCTTTTCGCAGATATAACGGGCATCAGTGAAGTCCAGCTCCTGCTGACGGATGACGCAGGCATTATGCTCGCAGAGATAAAACACGCTAGCGGGATCATCCGGCGTCCATTTGAGGCCAAACGGCGTCTCTTTATCGCCAAATTTAAGATACTGCTCCTCCCCGCAGTGCGGGCAGGCAACATGAAAACGCATAAAATGCGGGGATTCACTGGCTGCACGCTCAATCTGGCAGGTGCCTCTCACTTTGGGCGTGGAGCCACGGATGGACTTTGGCCAGACCGAGCCTTCAATACGTTTGTCGCCAAGGAACGTCGGAGAGCCTTCCTGTTCAATATCCTCATCAAAGGCAGCAAGTTCATCATAACCCGCCACATCCACCGACTTTTCACGGTAGTTTTTTGCCGCTTTACCGCCCAGGCACCAGAAGCCACGACCATTGGAAAAACGCTTCATAGTGAGCGTGTTATCCCGGTGCTTTTTGCCATACCACGGAGCCAGCGCCAGCAGCGACGGAATATCGCGGATGGTCGGCTCAACGTGGGTTTTCATAAAGTTCTCGGCATCACCATCCGTCGGCAACCAGATAAGGGTGTTGCGCTGCTTATGCTCTATAAAGTAGGCATAAACACCCAGCAGCATTTTGGAATAACCGACACGGGCAGACTTCACCACATTCACCTCACGGATGTAGTCGCTGCCCATCGCATTCATGATGGCCCGCTGAAAGGGCAGTGTTTCCCAGCGCCCTTCCTGGTATGCGGATTCTTTCGGGAGATAGTAATTGGCATCCGCCCATTCAACGGCGGTCTGTGGCTCCGGCCTGAACAGTGAGCGAAGCCCGGCGCGGACAAAATGCCGCAGCCTGTTAACCTGACTGTTCGATATATTCACTCAGCAACCCCGGTATCAGTTCATCCAGCGCGGCTGCTTTGTTCATGGCTTTGATGATATCCCGTTTCAGGAAATCAACATGTCGGTTTTCCAGTTCCGGAAAACGCCGCTGCACCGACAGGGGGATCCCGTCGAGAATACTGGCAATTTCACCTGCGATACGCGACAGCACGAAAGTACAGAATGCGGTTTCCACCACTTCAGCGGAGTCTCTGGCATTTTTCAGCTCCTGTGCATCGGCCTGCGCACGCGTAAGTCGATGGCGTTCGTACTCAATAGTCCCTGGCTGGAGATCTGTCTCGCTGGCCTGCAGCAGTTCTTCAACCTCCCGGCGCAGCTTTTCGTTCTCAATTTCAGCATCCCTTTCGGCATACCATTTTATAACGGCGGCAGAGTCATAAAGCACCTCATTACCCTTGCCACCGCCTCGCAGAACGGGCATTCCCTGTTCCTGCCAGTTCTGAATGGTACGGATACTCGCACCGAAAATGTCAGCCAGCTGCTTTTTGTTGACTTCCATTGTTCATTCCACGGCCCAAAACAGAGAAAGGAAACGACAGAGGCCCAAAAGTTCGTTTTCAGCACCTGTCGTTTCCTTTCTTTTCAGGGGGTATTTTAAATAAAAACATTAAGTTACGACGAAGAAGAACGGAAACGCCTTAAACCGGAAAATTTTCATAAATAGCGAAAACCCGCGAGGTCGCCGCCCCGTAACCTGTCGGATCGCCGGAAAGGACCCGAAAAATGATAATAATTATCATCTACATGTCACAACGTGCATCTACGCCATCAAACCACGTCAAATAATCAATTATGACGCAGGTATCGTATTAATTGATCTGCATCAACTTAACGTAAAAACAACTTCAGACAATACAAATCAGCGACACTGAATACAGGGCAACCTCATGTCAACGAAGAACAGAACCCGCAGAACAACAACCCGCAACATCCGCTTTCCTAACCAAATGATTGAACAAATTAACATCGCTCTTGTTCAAAAAGGGTCCGGGAATTTCTCAGCCTGGGTCATTGAAGCCTGCCGCCGGAGACTGTGCTCAGAAAAAAGAGTTTCGCCTGAAGCAAACAAAGAAAAGAGTGACATTACTGAATTGCTCAGAAAACAGGTTAGACCAGATTGAAGCAATCTAGATAATCGTGCAGACTACGCCCCCTCATATCACATGGAAGGTACTACAATGGCTCAGGTTGCCATTTTTAAACAAATATTCGATAAAGTGCGAAATAATTTAAACTATCACTGGTTTTATTCTGAACTAAAACGTCACAATGTCTCACATTACATTTACTATTTAGCCACAGAGAATATTCATCTTGTTCTTGAAAACGATAATACGGTTTTAATAAAAGGACAGGGTAAGGTTGTAAATGTAAGATTTTCAAAAAATAAATGCCTTATAGAAGCCACCTTAAAAGGATTCAAATCAGGAGAGTTATCATTTTACGAATACAGGAAAAATCTTGCTACAGCAGGGGTTTTCAGATGGATTACAAATATCCACGAAAACAAAAGGTATTACTATACCTTTGATAATTCATTACTCTTTACTGAGAACATTCAGAACACTACACAAATATTTCCGCACTAAATCATAACGTCCGGTTTCTTCCGTGCCAGAACCGGACTCGCTGGCATGATGAAATATGTGTACCCGGTAACCCCGGTGTGCATCGTTTTTGATTATTCCCGCACACTCGCGCAGAAGGAGTTCCCCGTCGGGCTACGGTCTCTGTTAATACGGGAACACGGCGACGATACAGCGCATGATGTGTCAGGCTTGAATACCTTTATCCTTTAAAAGGGATATCAGTTAAGTTATCCCGTGTAGGGTATAAGCCATTATCAAGCCCACCCGTAGATAGGCTTTGTAATGGCTACTTCGCTTTTGCTTCCGCTCGCTTACGCCGGCGCTCTTCTTTCCTCTCGGCTTTTGCCATGTCCATGAATGCCTGCATGATCGAGTTCCGCATCATGTAGCTAACAAAGTGATGATTGACACAGCCGTTGAGGCGCAGCTGCTCGCCAAACTCATCCACCGAGGCCAATGCTTCCATCATGCCCTTCTCGCCTTTCATGAACTCTGAGAAGTCGCGCCCCGCTCTGGAGGCGCATTCAATAACACGATCACTCATCCCGGAAGCCCGGGGATCGTAATCTGCAGCTGGTTAGCCAGGGAGTTAATCTCAGCGACCAACACTGGCTTCGTATAGCGCCATGCTGCCAGCCCTTGTCCGCAGAAGCTCGCCATGTCTTTCTTCTGGTCAAACTCATGACATTTCATGTTGAGCTGCGCACTTAAGCTGTTGCGATGCTGAAGTTCTCCGGTGAAGTAGTCATCGAGGACTTTATAGGCCGCGTACTTGAACCCGGGGTTTAACCAAGCCGCATAATCGTAAGCAACAAACTTCCCGCCATATGTTCCACCGTGTACACCGCGCTCAGTAAAAACCACAGATTCGTGGTTTTTCTCCAGCTCGGCTAAGAACTCTTTGGTCTGCTTGTTTCGCAGGTAGTGGTAAGGCGATTCAGATTCACTTTTACCACTGGCTTTCCACATATCAGTGAGGCAGATCATGCCATCTTCACCGATACGAATTGGTTGATTGAAGAGGGTTAATGATTTCATAGCGTGTACCTACTCTTTGAAATGAACCTTTGCCGCACAGGAAACCAGCCCACCGAGGCTCGCCAGCACTAACTGGTATCCTCAAAGGCCCATTCCAAAGGGGCAGGTTCGGTGTAAAAAACATGCGTTGCGGTACGCATTTATTGCAAAAAGCCCCGCATCGCGAGGCTCATTAAATGGACTTTGTGATTTGCAAAAAAATTAATTCAGGCATTGCGTCCTGATGTATTCCTGCAGGTAGTTAACCTGCGCGGTTATCTTGTCGATTCCACTTCGGAGACGGTAATAATTGAGTTCAGCATCTGCTGTAAGTCCTGGGCTTTCTCCATCGCCCATGCCGCTGGCTCCGGTCGTTGACTTTGCACAGGTGGCGGCGACTTGCAGGCGCTTACGCCCAGCAGAAACATCAGCACGGAGACTTTCGATAGTCGCGTTAGCATCAGCAAGCTCCTTTGTATATCTGGCATCGAGTTCTGCTACGTCACGTTGACGCTTCTGCATGTCAGCGATGATGTACGTGGCTTTATCGCGCTGTTCTTTATAGGTAATGGCGTTATCACGGTAATGATTAACAGCCCATGACAGACAGACGATGATGCAGATAACCAGAGCGGAGATAATCGCGGTTAACCTGCTCATTGCTGCCCCCACAAACAGACTTCACGCTCAATCTCACGGCGAGTCATCAGCCCTTTCCATTGCTTACCGCCAGCGTATGTCCAGCGACGTAGCTGGTCACATGCGCCTTTGATATCGCCCTGGTTGATTTTGCGAAGAAGCGTCGATGTTCTGAAATTGCCAGCACCCACGTTGTAGACGAACGAGTAAAGAGCGCCGCGCGTTGTTTCCGGTATATCGACTTTGATGTACGGGTTAATTTGTCTGGCGACAGTGGCAAGGTCTTTATTCAGGAGGGCTTTGCACTCTGCTTCGGTATACGTTTTACCGGGAATGATGTCTTTTCCTGTATGCCCGTAACATACAGTCCATACACCAACTATGTCTTTGTAAGGATTATGTCTCACACCTTCCAGACCATCGTTACCACTTGGGCCAGTGATTAACACAGATGCTATAGCAATAGCCCCGCCACCAATAGCAGCAGCAACAGCTTTTCGTAATGATGGAGGCATTATCCACCTCTCGCAGCCTTGCGCTTATCTTCTTTAATCTTGAAATAAAGGTTTGTCAGGTACGTCAGCAGGCCAAATACCAGGCTACCCAGCACTCCAATTGCCGCCCACTGTGAGGGCGTGACTTTATCTAGCAGCTGTAAAAACCAGTATCCGGCACTACCTGCTGAGGTGCCATAGGCGACACCCGTTGTTAACTTATCCATGGATTTCATAACCCCACCTCGCAGACAAAGCGGGTGTAAATTAAGGGGATACTACGTATCGCAATAAAGGCAGAAACGTAACAGATTCGGAGTCAGTGAATAACTCAGGTATTGGGTTATCAGCTAATATCGAGACTCAAAAAATGGAAAAACCCGCTCGACGGCGGGTTTAAGCTGTGTGACGAAGTAACCACTCTTAACAGCATAACCAATTTTTTACGTACGTAAACTACTAAATGATATTTGTGAGAATGCCACCGAGTGTTCAAAACACCACCACAAATACATAAGAAAACTTCAACAAATAACCAATGAATAATTTCCGATGTTATTTTTAGTTTGTTTAAATTAAGCTAAAGAATTATAGATCTCTTATAAATAAGTGCCATTAATATAAATTAGCTAATAGATTTATTTTCGTTCAAACAAGAGCCATGAATAGGATTAGATAGAAAAGGTTTAGATAAAAATAGAGATCTACTTCACAAATTAAATGAGAAACTAAAACTTACATCTTGAAATAATCGCATTGATTAGATGAATATTTATCGCGCAGTGACATCATTTTTTAATAATAGTTCAAAAAAAAGGGCGTACAATGAAAAAATTAACAGTGGCAATTTCTGCTGTAGCTGCATCAGTACTGATGGCGATGTCTGCTCAGGCAGCTGAAATTTATAATAAAGACAGTAACAAGCTGGATCTATACGGGAAAGTTAATGCCAAGCACTACTTCTCCTCTAATGATGCAGATGATGGTGATACTACTTATGCCCGTCTTGGCTTCAAAGGTGAAACCCAAATCAACGATCAACTGACTGGTTTCGGTCAGTGGGAATATGAATTCAAAGGCAACCGTGCTGAATCTCAAGGTTCTTCCAAAGACAAAACCCGTCTTGCATTTGCAGGCCTGAAATTTGGTGATTACGGCTCAATCGATTACGGCCGTAACTACGGTGTAGCATACGACATCGGTGCGTGGACTGACGTCCTGCCAGAATTCGGTGGTGATACCTGGACCCAAACAGATGTGTTCATGACTGGTCGCACTACTGGTGTTGCAACTTATCGTAACAACGACTTCTTTGGTCTGGTCGATGGCCTGAACTTTGCTGCTCAGTATCAGGGTAAAAATGACCGCACTGACGTAACTGAAGCCAATGGTGATGGTTTCGGTTTCTCCACTACTTATGAGTATGAAGGATTCGGCGTGGGTGCAACCTATGCTAAATCAGATCGCACTGACGGTCAGGTCGCCTATGGTAAGAGCAAATTCAATGCCTCCGGCAAAAATGCGGAAGTATGGGCTGCAGGCCTGAAATATGATGCGAACAATATCTATCTGGCTACCACATATTCTGAAACTCAGAATATGACCGTTTTTGGTAATAACCATATTGCAAACAAAGCACAAAACTTTGAAGCAGTAGCACAATATCAGTTTGACTTCGGTCTGCGTCCATCTGTTGCTTACCTTCAGTCAAAAGGTAAAGACCTTGGTGTTCATGGTGACCGAGACTTAGTCAAGTATGTCGATGTCGGTGCTACTTACTACTTTAATAAAAACATGTCCACTTTTGTTGATTACAAAATCAACTTAATTGACGATAGTAAGTTTACCAAAACAGCTGGTATTGATACCGACGACATCGTCGCTGTAGGTCTGGTTTATCAGTTCTAATCTGACTTACGAAATAAATATCCTCCGGCATAGCCGGAGGTTTTTCAAATGCGCCTATAAGGCTCTCTTACCAGCCGCGCCCTAACAGGCGCACACGATCTGACATTTGCATCCAACTTCGTTACTTACGGCCCGTAAACGGGCTGCCCGGATAGGGAATCGATAACTGCTCTCCCATTTTATCCTCTTCAAGCTGGTGCTTTATGTAATCCTGTATCTTCGCCGTGTTCTTACCCACCGTATCGACGTAGTACCCTCTGCACCAGAACTCCCTGTTCCTGTATTTGAATTTCAAATCACCAAACTGCTCGTAAAGCATCAGACTGCTTTTCCCTTTCAGATATCCCATAAAGCCGGATACGCTCATTTTGGGCGGGATCTCCACAAGCATATGGATATGATCTGCACAGCATTCAGCTTCCAGAATCCGTACACTTTTCCACTCACACAGCTTTCTCAAAATACTGCCTATTGCTCTACGCTTCTCTCTGTAGAACACCTGTCTTCGGTATTTTGGCGCAAAAACTATGTGATATTTACAGTTCCATCGGGTGTGCGCTAAGCTCTTTTCGTTCCCCATTGGGACCCCCTTTTGATTTCTTGTTTGACACTTGCAGTTGCCAGACCGCAAGGTGTTTTAACAAATCAAAAGGGGTTTTAATAACTGGCTTAAAGCTGAAAGCTTTCCGGAACCCCCAGCCTAGCTGGGGGTTTTCTGTGCACAAAAAGATATGTTGCGGGAGGCTTTGCCTCCGCAACATATAAGTGGAGCCCTCAAGCCACTTCCTTTAGAAGCACTACCTTGCTTCTTACTATATAAACCTTCTGTTATATATTACCCTTTATTTTGGGGGCGTTTCCACGCCCCATTTTTAATAACTTTTAGTAAACAATTGCATATCAATTAGAATTATTAGCAACGATATCCATATCTAACCGGATATCTAATGCCATTAACATCCCTTCAATTATGCCCTCAGCCTTCTGTAACCTTTTCCCGATATAACCATCCGAGCAGCAATGCTTACTTGCCAGTGACATGAATGTCATACCACATACATAATAATCTACTAATAAATCGTGTAAATCGCTGTTGTTCTTTTTCAGACGGGCCATGCACCCGCAAATGATCATCGCGTCATCGTCACAACATTGCGGGCGAGATTTTACTTTTGAAGGAATTAATCCCTTAAAACCGGCGGCAATGGACGACCAGGTCACATCTTCATGATTATTAGCCGCCCACGCTCCCCAACGTTCAAGAACCATCTGAATATCACGCATTAACTTTCTCCACAAAATCAGGCCAGCACACCAATCGCCAGTGCGCGATCGATAAAACGAAATATCAGCTCCAGCTGGGAGCCATACTTCTCTTCAAATGCCACGGTATCCGCATGCAGCTCGTCGTGATGCTTTCTGCACAAAGGCAACACAAAAAGGTCATGCGCTTTTGTACCCATTCCCCCCTGACCGTGGCCTATCAGGTGGTGGGGATCATCAGCAGGTTTTCCACAACATGCGCACGGCTGCGTCTTAACCCAGCGCGTGTACTTTTCATTAACCCAGCGGTGACGTTTTGGGCGTAACATAAAAGACTCCGGCGACTCCGGATCCACTTTCAGCGCCAGCACCTTTTTCGCCTTATCCTGGATGATGCTGGTGGCAGGAACCGAAGGCACAAGGTCACTTTCCCGGGTAACAGACGGCACAACAGGCTTCGGTAATCTCAGTGCCTTACGGGCTGCACTTTCCGGTAAGGCATCCGCCAGATCATTACGAATCAGCCACCAGCACAGTTCCGGCATTGTCACAACATGACTGTCATCAAAACCGAGATCCCGACGCACAACAGACAACACCCAGCGGGCACAGTTATCCGTTGCCATTGATTCCAGCCGTTCCGTGAACTGATCGCGCAGCTGGTTATCGCAGTGCCAGCACAGACGGATTGCGCCCGGAGCGTGTCGCATTGTTGTCATGTTCTCGCTGTGCCAGTCGGAATGAGGCCACTGGCAGCCTTTTTCACGAAGTAACCAGCTTTCAAGACATTCCACGCCACCAGCACGACGGATCACTGCCTCATTGCGGAACACGGCCCGAACGGCAGGATCATCCGCCAGCGGTTGTGATGCCGCCGGAACGGCACCACTGGCGAAAGATGAATAACGTTCCGGCTCAGGCTCCAGCAGGACACGCCCCTGCATAAACAAGGGCATCAGCTCTGAACCTGGTCTGAACAATACGATCCCCATACGCGGGGCAATTTCAGGGGTCAGTAGTGCTCTCACGGTCACCTCAATGAACGGTATCGAGCAGCTTTAACAGCTCAGGGAATCGGGATTCGAAGAAATGCGGCTGCGTCTCGCGCGGATTTGCAGGACTGGTGATGTTCTTGCCGAACATGCAGCCTTTCGCGGTCAGCGACCAGAATTTTTTGATGTTGTTAATCGCGGTACGGCTGTATCGTTCGCGTTGTTCAACGATCCCCAGCTTCGCCATCTGGTGATATGCCTGATTAGCCGTCAGGCGGATACCATACTGCTTCAGCAGTGCACTCAGCGACAGCGTAGGGCGGCTTGAACCATCTGGCGCATCAGCAGGTGCATCAATGGCATAGATCGGCATAAGTTCAGGAAGACCAGCTACCTTTGATAATTTCTGGTATGCACCAAGTTTCGAGGAGTTTGACAGATTTAGAGTCTTTGCTGCTGATTCAAGCAGAATGACCCCGGATTTAATTTTGTCGGATGTGGTTTCTTCTGGTGATGAATTATGAAGCGCATCAAAAGTACGTATCACTTTTAAGCTGAATGCCGGGCTGATCCACATTGCATATGCATAGACCAGCTCTTTACAGACATACGTCCCACCATTGCGCCCCTGAATGGTGATGACAGGAATACTACGGGAATCTCCCGTAGTTTCTTCTTCCAATAATTCCACAAGAGCCTTCGTTTCAGGACGACGCATAAACTCGTGAACTTCCAGCGAACGGGAGGAGCGATTCTCACCAGCGGCAAGAAGAGCTGCTTTCTGAAGGTCGTTAAGACAGTAGTTAGATTCGAAGTACTGGCGCACAGAAACGCCATCAATTACAAGCAACTGATTCATTGGTTTCTCCACAAATTTTTATCCACGAGCGGGACTGCACTCCCTTTTCGTTGATGCAGGATGAACTTACTGCGATTTTTAATAGTTATCAAGGATACACTGTTCATAAATACAGTATCTTTAACGAGGTAATACCCAAATTTAGGGTGTTGCTCAATTCCGTTACCGAGTTGCTAATTTGCAACTCGCTTTTTCGTACTTACTGATAGTGATCTCGACCTTCCCCTCCGGGATAACCGGTCCCCACTCCACCAGCATTCTTTTCACCTGACTGTCGTCTTCCCACACACCCGCGTGGGTCAGGGCGTCAAACAGCGCCTTGTTATAGTTGTCCAGATCGCGGATCCGGTTATCCGGAGGAAACAACACGATCTCCACTGAAGCAGGTGCCGACGTTGGTTTCGGCAGACGACGTAACTGCTCAACTATTGCTGCACACGCCGCGCTCTGGAATTTTCGCCCCGCCGCGCTTATCAGGCTCTTACCAGCAAACGCCCCTTTGTTGGGGTGTCGCCAGTACGTGTTCACGCTGGGCGGAAAAGGTAGGATCAGCTTCATACTTTCAGGCCCCTCTCATGTAACCAGTGGGCTGCACGCAGCCTGGCGTTTTCCTCACCGGCAAGCAGTGAGCGGATAATCCCGACCGCCTCGCTGTCGTCGTCCTTCACCACGGTATGAAGCGTGATCCCCCGGGCCACACCACGCTTTATCGTGATGACGCCTTTTTTCTCCAGTGCGCGAAGATGCTCCACCGCTGCATTCACTGAACGGTATCCCAGCATGGTTGCCACCTCCTGATTGGTTGGCGGGAAGCCACGTTCTTTCTGATAAGAAATCAGCATATCCAGCACCTGCTGCTGGCATTGAGTTAACGTCGTCATGCCGCCATCTCCCTGACCAGTTTTTCCGCCTGCTGGCGAACCTGCGCCAGAAACGCCTCACCACATGCCTCAAGTTCATCGCGCCCGATGTAGCTGATTGCCGGTCCCTTCCAGGTCTTGTCGAAAACAGCAATAGCACCAGCGAAGAAAGCGCCTGTCGGCACCTGCTTCTCATCTTTCGGGATAAACCAGGCAGGCAGTTCAAAACCAATACGCCCGCGAATAAAAGCAATATGATCTGCATCTTCCGGCCACCACACTTCGCTGGTGGCAGCTTTGATCAGGAAAACATAGCGCCCACCTTTATCACGCATGGCACTGGCATGCTTCATGATGTAACGCATGCCTGTGATGTATTGCCCCTCATGCTGACTGGCGCGGCTGTATGGGGGATTACCAAAGGCAGCACCTTTAAGCTCCGCAAGACGTTCTGACCAGTCATGCGCCAGCGCGTTGTCTTCCGCCGTGTAATACGCAGCACATTTGGTGTTATCACCGTCAGTGAACAGATCCAGAACAAACGGGCCAAACAGGGTGTTAATTCCCCAGAAAATGTTGTCCGGCGTGCGCCACTGATCGCCCACTTCCTTCAGTTCATGGGCTGGTTTGTTCCGCAGTTCCACCAGCGCCTGGCAATATTTATTACTCATTAAGCCCCCACGTAATTCCCTGACAGATACCACTCTTCACCCGATGCAGCGCGCTTGCTGCTTTTCCGTAAACACCGCTCACGACGCGCCAGAAAATTGTTTCGTTCTGGTTGGGAGTGGCTTTCACGGAATGCCGCCATCCACACGGTTGCAGCACGACGGTATAAGCCCCTGGACTCCAGTTCTTCAGCCTGGCGGGTCAGGCACAAAATTACCCGTGGATCGTTAGTGCCGACATAGAAATTGCGCGCAGGTCTGGTTTCACGAACTGGTTGTGGTTCCGGCTCCTGCGCTCTCTCAGTCAGGCGCGGGAAATGTCTGCGTGTATCCCCTTCACAACGGTGAGCCACACGCCCACTCTGACGTAACTTGCTTGCTGACTGCAGAACGCGCTGCCGTGAGTAGCCTGCAAAAGCATCCGCAATGTCTCCGGAAGTACACCCCGGATGGGCTTCAATGAATTTCTGAACTTCATTCAAAAGACTCATGATTACCCCCTGAATCCTGCCGGGATCTGGCTGTAGTCCACGTTGTCGTAACTGGCTTTGAAGTACGCGTCTTCGCGTTTTTCGGTGTACGTGCTTACGGACGGCGATAAGCGCAGGGAAAGCTCATCCCATTTTTCCCGCAGCTTCGACGGGCTGAGCACGTTACGGCACCAGAACGGATCGCGGCTGACGCGGCTGTACATCTCGCAGATTTGTTTGTGAGTACGACCATCCTGCACACACATCAGGCGAATTTCGTTTGCCCAGGCTGTCCAGTTCGGTTCTTTGGGACGAACCACTTCGCCGTCACATTCGGCGGCCTGCTCGTACAGGGCGATGATTTTTTTCCAGAGCCACTGTGCACAGGTCAAATCATCCTGCGTTCCCCACTGGCGCTTTTTAGGACTGAATACAACCGCATCAGGATGGCGAGTTAAAAACTCCTGTTCGGCCGTTTGCGTGTCCGGTTGCGAAGCGTCCGGACGAGAAGATGTTTTATTCTCTGTAGTAATCTCTGTTGTATTCTCTGTAAGATCATTGGGCCATTTTGACCCGATGACAGCGTGTCGTTTTGAACCTATGGATCGTGTCATTTTGCGCCCATCCATCAGGTCACTTTGACCCAATGGAGAAGTGCATTTTGACCTGATGGATTCGTTCACTTTGACCTCTTCTAAAAGCTCACTTTCATAGTTGATCGTGTAGAAGTTGGTCATGTCACGCTTCGATTTATTGAGTTGCTCGCGACGCAAAACCCCAAGTGATTTCAGGCTTGCAAATGTGCGTTTCAGAGTGGACTCTGACCAGAACGGAAACTGCTCCAGCCACTGTTCTGTCGTGTTATAAACCCAGCGAATTCCGCCATGCTCAGTGCCTGAATTCGTTTCATTCAGCCAGTAATGAAGCTGCTGCAACACAATTGCCTCATTCAGACCAATACGGCATGCAAGATCACGATTTATCACAATGGGCTGGGATGTCATTAACAGGCTCATGACCGACCTCTATTTCCCTGAATTTACGACGAAACTGTTCGAGCGGACTGAAGCATTCATGCTCATAGCCTTCGCGGAGGTAGATAACCCGTTGTGTTTCCGGTTCCCAACGAATGACTCTGACGGGCACTCCGTAGTGATCTTTGAACCAGCGGTTTACTTGTCGCAAAGGACTGTCTCCTTCTGCCGGTTGAAATCCCCCACAGCCCACTCTGCAAAGCTGTGGGTTACAATTTCCCTGTCACCTGGTACATTCACTGCATAGCAATATTCCACCTTCGCTTTTCCACCCGGTACAGGAAGCGCAATCAGTTGCGAGCGACGGTAGTGTGTTGTTAAACTGTTCATGCGTTAGTTTCTCCACAACCAGAAGCAATCGACGCCACGACGCCCGGAGCTGCACACTCGCGGGCGTTACTCTTTTCTGGAGCGCAAAAGATTTTGTAGACCAGTGCTGCATGCTCCTGGAGCTTCGAAATTGACAGATACAACTCATCATTAATTGCTGTCTGCTCGTGTGGCTCCACTACCCCATCTTCGATTGCCGAACGAATCTGCTTTGAGTAACTCCCGATCTGTTCGATGACTTCCAGCAGGCGCTGGTTTATATCGGCGTTGTCCACATCCTCGACGTCAGGAAGAGACACAAAGACGCCATTTGCAGACTGCGCCACAGCGTCAGCAATGAAGTGAGTTCCACCAGCACGTTGCAAAATCATTGCCCATCCCAGCGGGAAAATCTGATCGCCATCAGCACGAAGGCGGTTAAATAATGCGTTCTCTGTTACATCCAGCCAGTCAGCTGCTTCAGCGTAACCACCCGGCAATGTTGCGATAGTTTTTCTGACAGCTTTCACGTACCACTCAGGCTGTTTTTCTACTTTCCAGTGATGCTTACCCACGGCTATCTCCTTAAAACTGTGGTTACTTTCCATCTGATAAGTCTTTAATCTTTTGAAAAATATCTGGACGTAATTTTTCTTTTGATACGCCAGTGGTCATTTCAATAAATATCGAAAGCTTTGCAGGGGGACGCTTTTCTCTGTTCAACCAGTTCCAGACATGTTGTTGCTTTACTAAACGACCACTGCTGGCTGTGAGCTTCCGAGCCAATTCTGATTGACCACCAGCCAGAGCGATTGCCTCTGATAAGGCTAATTGCTCAGGTGTCATAGCTTTCTCCTATCTGTAAGTAGTAAAGTTGTTGATAACTTCGATTATACAACTACAACAACTTTTATCACAACTTTTAGATGTTGGAAAGCCAAAACATAAAGTTGTAACCTCAATAAAAACGAGGGGGATATGTTGTGAAAACATTGGCAGAAAGACTAAAAAGCGAAAGAGAAAAAGCAGGAATGAGTCAGGCGCAACTAGCTGAAAAAATTGGGCTTTCACAACAATCCGTAGCGAAAATCGAGAATGGAGAAACTCAACAGCCTCGGAAAATTAAAGAGATTGCTAAAGTGTTAGGGGTTTCTCAAAAGTGGTTGCAATTGGGCATTGAGGATAACGCGTCTTTCCCAGACCTTGTTGTAAAGGAGGCTGAAAGTACAGCATTAGATCCTGACATTTTTGCAAACATTCCAGTCCTAGATGTCGAGTTATCAGCGGGTAATGGATGTTTGGCTGAAATAGTTGAATCAACTGTAGACTGGTTCCCGCTAAGAAGGATTGATTTAAGAAAAGCTGGTGTATGTGTCTCCAATGCAAAGATCGTAAAAATTTGGGGCAATAGTTTACTACCTGTACTTAACAATGGAGATTTTGTTGCTGTTGATGTTTCCCAAACGGTTCCTATTCGTGATGGGGATCTTTATGCCATACGTGATGGCGTATTACTTAGAGTTAAAATATTGATCAATTTACCTGACGGTGGTCTGATTCTAAGAAGTTTCAATAAAGATGAGTATCCAGATGAAATACTCACCTTCGAAGATAGGCGTTCCAGAATTCACGTTATAGGTAGAGTATTCTGGTCATCGCGCACTTGGTAATGCATCAAAAAACCTTCCTTCAGAAATTTAGTTACCATTATTACCCGCCTTTTCAATCTTCCTCCCGTGATTTGAGAGTTTCCAATCACGGAAGGAAAGTGTCCCTTGTGTAATTAAAAGCGCATCGTCCATACAACCTCCTTTTTTGATAACCCTTGCCCTCATTTCACATCCGTCAAAACCACATAAAGTTGTTGACAACAACCAAAACAACAACTAGATTACAACTTAAAGATGTTGCAGTAACGAACAGGCAGGACGCCCACGAAGTAGCCGCCTGGGGCATATGAAGTCCAGGATGATTCGTTAGCGGATGATTTCAGTGGAGAGAATAGATGAATGAGCAGGATTTGAAGCATGTGATCGCATTGTTGCTGGAAGACGCTAAACGTTTGCAGCAGATAGAGCCAAATGCAGGCACTGAGGCCCGTATTTTGTTAGCAAAACAGGCATTAAAGACTTGCGAGGCGCAAGACCCTGATCGAACCAAGTTCATGAATTTCATGGCTAACACGATCACCCCACTGCCATGCAATGGAGAGAGGGTGAGCCGTGTTTATCACGACACAATGGTTAAGGCATTAAGAATCGAGCTTGATGGGCTTAGGCGTAAGATCGTGATGAACAAAATCGTTGCCAACTAAGGAAGCAGACGGAAGTAAGCATACGCTTTGTTCAAATTTGCAGACAAATATATTTGCGTCAACACCAGCACTGTTAGCAATGGAAAAAGTTTGATCAAGGATTTGTTGGCAGTTCATTGTGCTTTTGAGGATATATCCCTCTGGAATCAGTCTGCAGCAGCTATCGTCAGACTCTTTGATTGTTTTCTGGTACAGAAAGTTAAGCATTAATTCTTCAAATTTTTTGGTCTGTTCGGCTGTTGCTTCAAACAGACGAACGTGAACATAAAACTGGTTCATTAGGTTTCCTTGCTGGCTGTGTGAGAACTCCAGCATACCACCGAGCCTGAAGTGGTGAAAAGACAGGCAATAGTTTCATTGCTGTGTGTAGTCCTGGCGGTACCAGTTTGTACCCTTGCTTCCGGCTGGTACCGTCCTTTTTTGCAAAACAGAGAAGAGCATCACCGGACGACGGGCTCATAACCCAATCCATCCGGGCGGCTGCCACCGCAGGTGTTCTTCTCTGTTTTGTGGAGAAACCAACCGACCTTGCAGGGTCGATATGATGAGGAGCAGCAAAATGGCTAGCGAACGCAGTACTGATGTGCAGGCATTTATCGGGGAGCTGGACGGCGGCGTATTTGAAACCAAAATCGGCGCAGTTCTCAGTGAGGTCGCTTCCGGTGTGATGAACACGAAAACCAAAGGGAAGGTCTCACTCAATCTGGAAATCGAACCGTTTGATGAGAACCGTGTGAAAATCAAACACAAACTCTCATATGTTCGCCCAACTAACCGCGGGAAAATTTCCGAAGAAGACACCACCGAAACGCCGATGTATGTCAATCGCGGTGGTCGCCTGACTATTCTACAGGAAGACCAGGGACAATTACTGACTCTTGCCGGTGAACCTGACGGAAAACTCCGCGCAGCAGGTCGTTAATATCGTTCGTAATAAACTGATTATTTATCTCATCACTGAATATCTTTATATAGTGAGGACTTATTATGTCTCAGAACTTAGACGCAACCGCAATTAATCAAATCCATGCCCTTATTTCTGCTCAGGGTGTTAATGAAATTATCAGTAAGATTGGTGCCGATGCTGTGGCATTGCCTGAGAATTTCCGCATTCATGATCTGGAAAAATTTAATTTAAATCGCTTCCGTTTCCGTGGTGCACTTTCCACTGCCAGCATCGATGATTTTACCCGTTATTCTAAAGATCTTGCAGATGAAGGCACCCGCTGCTTTATCGATGCCGATAATATGCGTGCCGTCAGTGTGCTTAACCTGGGTACTATTGATGAGCCAGGTCACGCAGATAACACTGCCACTCTCAAACTGAAAAAGACAGCACCGTTCTCTGCTCTGTTGTCTGTTAACGGCGAGCGTAACTCCCAGAAGTCACTGGCAGAATGGATCGAAGACTGGGCCGACTACCTTGTGGGCTTTGATGCTAATGGTGACGCTATTCAGGCAACAAAAGCGGCTGCGGCAGTCCGTAAAATCACGATTGAAGCAAACCAGACCGCTGATTTTGAAGATAATGACTTCAGCGGCAAACGCTCCCTGATGGAGTCTGTCGAAGCGAAGACCAAAGACATTATGCCAGTGGCATTTGAATTTAAATGCGTTCCGTTTGAAGGTCTGAAAGAACGTCCGTTTAAATTACGCCTCAGCATTATCACTGGCGATCGTCCTGTACTGGTTCTGCGCATTATTCAGCTGGAAGCGGTGCAGGAAGAAATGGCTAACGAATTTCGTGATCTGCTTGTTGAGAAATTCAAAGACAGCAAAGTAGAAACCTTTATTGGTACTTTCACCGCCTGATTTCATTACTGCAAATGCCCCTGCGGGGGCATTTATGGAAACGTAATTAACTCAATAATCACCGGATGGTGAGGGCTTCCTTTTACCAGAATTCAGCGCGGTGCAGTGCATATACGTGGAGAACAAAATGTCATTTATTAAAACTTTTTCCGGGAAGCATTTTTATTATGACAAGATAAATAAAGACGACATCGATATTAACGATATCGCGGTTTCCCTTTCAAATATCTGTCGCTTTGCCGGTCATCTTTCGCACTTCTACAGCGTCGCCCAACATGCGGTTCTTTGCAGCCAGCTGGTGCCGCAGGAATTTGCTTTTGAAGCGTTAATGCATGATGCAACAGAAGCGTATTGCCAGGACATTCCCGCACCACTGAAACGCCTTCTTCCTGACTATAAACGGATGGAAGAAAAAATAGACGCCGTAATCCGTGAGAAATACGGGTTACCCCCAGTTATGAGTACACCCGTGAAATATGCCGATCTCATCATGCTGGCAACCGAACGCCGCGATCTCGGGCTTGATGATGGCTCTTTCTGGCCTGTACTGGAAGGCATCCCGGCAACAGAGATGTTCAACGTGATTCCACTGGCACCGGGTCATGCCTACGGGATGTTTATGGAACGTTTTAACGATTTATCGGAGTTACGCAAATGCGCATGAATGTTTTCGAAATGGAAGGGTTTCTTCGCGGGAAATGTGTACCGCGAGATCTGAAAGTGAATGAAACAAATGCTGAGTACCTGTTACGTAAATTCGACGCGCTTGAAGCTAAATGTGCGGCACTGGAAAACAAAATAATACCAGTGTCAGCTGAACTGCCACCAGCAAATGAAAGTGTTCTGTTATTTGATGCTAATGGAGAAGGCTGGCTGATTGGCTGGCGTTCTCTCTGGTACACCTGGGGACAAAAAGAAACCGGAGAATGGCAGTGGACATTTCAGGTCGGGGACCTTGAAAACGTCAATATCACTCACTGGGCAGTAATGCCAAAAGCACCGGAGGCTGGAGCATAATGACCACATTTACCAATAAAGAACTGATTAAAGAAATCAAAGAACGAATCAGCAGCCTAGAGGTTCGAGACGATATTGAGCGCCGTGCTTATGAAATCGCACTCGTATCTCTGGAAGTAGAGCCAGATGAACGCGAAGCCTATGAATTATTCATGGAAAAGCGTTTCGGTGACTTAGTAGATCGTCGGAGAGTAAAAAACGGCGATAACGAATACATGGCATGGGATATGACTCTCGGTTGGATCGTCTGGCAGCAACGAGCTGGTATCCATTTTTCAACAATGACACAGCAAGAGGTGAAATAATGGAGCCATACAGCCTCACACTCGATGAGGCCTGTCAGTTTCTTAAGATATCCAGACCAACCGCCACCAACTGGATACGAACAGGCCGCCTACAGGCAACACGTAAAGATCCAACCAAGCCAAAATCTCCTTACCTCACAACACGGCAAGCTTGCATTGCGGCGCTTCAGTCTCCGCTGCATACTGTCCAGGTGAGCGCGGGTGATGGCATAACAGAGGAAAGAAAATGTCACTCTTCCGCAGAAATGAAATATGGTATGCCTCGTATTCGCTCCCGGGCGGGAAACGAATTAAGGAATCTCTTGGCACAAAGGACAAGCGGCAAGCTCAGGAGTTGCACGACAAGCGAAAAGCAGAACTCTGGCGAGTAGAAAAGCTAGGGGATTTACCTGATGTCACTTTTGAAGAGGCCTGCCTAAGATGGCTTGAGGAAAAAGCTGATAAAAAATCTCTCGATTCAGATAAAAGCCGGATTGAGTTCTGGCTTGAACATTTTGAGGGTATAAGGCTTAAAGATATCTCGGAGGCAAAGATTTACTCTGCTGTAAGCAGAATGCATAACAGAAAGACGAAAGAAATATGGAAACAGAAAGTTCAGGCCGCCATCAGGAAAGGTAAAGAACCGCCTGTTTATGAACCAAAGCCAGTATCAACTCAGACAAAGGCAAAGCATCTTGCCATGATAAAGGCCATTCTCCGTGCTGCAGAACGCGACTGGAAGTGGCTGGAAAAAGCGCCTGTCATCAAGATACCAGCGGTCAGAAACAAGCGAGTCAGATGGCTGGAAAAGGAGGAAGCAAAACGCCTTATTGATGAGTGCCCCGAACCACTGAAATCTGTCGTCAAGTTTGCGCTGGCAACTGGTCTGAGAAAGTCGAACATCATAAATCTGGAATGGCAACAAATCGACATGCAGCGACGAGTTGCCTGGGTGAATCCAGAAGAGAGCAAATCAAACCGCGCCATTGGTGTGGCGCTGAACGATACCGCCTGTAAAGTGTTGCGTGATCAAATAGGCAAGCATCACAAATGGGTGTTTGTACATACCAAGGCGGCTAAGCGAGCAGATGGAACATCAACGCCTGCGGTCAGGAAGATGCGCATCGACAGCAAGACATCATGGCTATCAGCTTGTCGTCGTGCAGGAATTGAAGATTTCCGTTTCCATGACCTCAGACACACCTGGGCAAGCTGGCTGATCCAGTCAGGCGTCCCATTATCTGTGCTTCAGGAAATGGGCGGATGGGAGTCCATAGAAATGGTTCGTAGGTATGCTCACCTTGCGCCTAATCATTTGACAGAGCATGCAAGGAAAATAGACGACATTTTTGGTGATAATGTCCCAAATATGTCCCACTGTGGAATTATGGAGGATATAAAGAAGGCGTAA